TTTTTATATCATTATCATTCAAGACAAGTTCGGGATTTTTAACTATTTTAAATTTTACTTGCAAAGAAGGATCAGCTTTACTACCAAATAAAGGTCTATATTTTACTGGATGATAAATTACTTCATCAGTTAATGATTTTGTTTGATTAATTTGATTACCAAAGTTAACATACAACTCATCAGAGCTTAAAGGTAAAGGTTTGATGTCTGTTGCACCAGTTAACCATCTTCTGTATTCTGTATCATATGTTCTAGTTAACATATAAACATCTATAATATTAGTTACACTAGGATCTATTCTAGTACTATCGTCAGCAGCATGAATATAATGAAATTTTAACTTATCTCTACCTAAAAACCCTTTATAGTTTAATTCTGCTTCAGTTATACCTAAACTTTTATTATAAGTTTCAAACGTATTTGTATCTATAAAATAAAATATTTGGCCATCATTGTACACACTTAATGCACCTAATGTACTTTTGTTCTGCTTTACAATTATTATATTATTAGAATTTTCTATGTAATTGTAATCTTCTGCTCCATCGCTTGTTAAGTATTTTTTTTGGAAAATATATTTTTCTGTAACATTTGTTTTTGGAGATATAACTTGTGCAAAAATATCTGGATCATCGACAACTCCATCATCATCGTTATCAAAGAAAGTGACCTGAATCTTCTTAGTATTGATATACCCTGTAGGATCTCTATATTCTTCTGTAATTTCCCAAAAGATATCATTTGTAAAACTATTAATCGAGTCTGGTCTATTATTATTATTTAAAATTGTAATTCTATCTTTAACTGTTTTACCAGTTAAGCTATTATATATTTTATCTGTACTGTCATAATAGAATCTAATCTCTTTATCACTTTCAAAAATATAGCGTGATCCTCTGTATTCAAGCAAGTACGTTTCAGAATCTGTTGTAAATTTTAACAACCAACTTGCGTCTAATTTTTGATTAGTAACATCACCTTCTTTACCAATACTAAAATCGTCTGTTAAATTCAAATTTTCGTTTGTAACAATTAACCATTGGCCTAAAGTTCTATCGTATCGTAAACCAAAAGCATTTTTTGCAAAAATTTGATCAATAATTTGTCTTTGAATGTCTGGAATAATTGTTGTTGCTAACGCAGGAATGATCTGAGTTAATTTTGCTCCATCTGGAATAACATCATTGAAATATACTGGCCCAGACCCATCTACAAGTTCAGTACCATTACCTATAACATTAATTGTCTTAGTCCATAAGTATTCTTTAGAACCAAAATAATTAGCCGATCCTAATTTAATTTTATTATCTGGTGTAAAATGATACCCAGCAGGTGGAATAAATTTTAACAATGCATTAATACGAATTAACTGTAGTATTGAATTAGTATAAGTTCCTAATGTTTGTTTCAACTCATTGACATTAACAAAATACCCAGTTGTTAAATTAGTGTCAGTTTCTACAGTTCTCCAATAAATTTCTAAATCAGTAGTATTAATTTCTGTGAAATTGTTGTAATAAAAATTACGAATTGATTTTTTATTAATGATCGGTTCTATAACATTTAATATAATATTTTCTATATCGGTTTGAGTAGAAAATGTAAATTTTTCTCTTTGGGTTAATCTTTCATAATATAGAACTCCATCTACTCCAAACAAATTAGTTTTACTGTACTTTCCTGTTGCATCAGTTATATCAAAATATCTAGATATGCCGCTTGCAATTCTGTTAACACTTTTTACTTTTACAATTTGTTGATTTGAAATTAAAGGTCCTAGTTGATAGTCTTCAGCTGTAACTAATCTATTTTGAGTGTAATAATTAGCAGGTGCCCGTAATTTTATGCTATTATTATCCTCAGTCTGGCTAGCATTTTCAACTGTATATTTCAAATCAAATGTTAAAGTTAACTTTTCCCTTACATTTGTTCTACTAATATAATATATGTCAATGCTTATTCCTGCAAAATCCCTGGGATTAATTACTAAATTTGCATTTGCACTTGTTCTATAATATATTCTAAAATTTCCTCTAGGTAAATCACCAAATACTCCGTCAGAGAATATTAAACTTATTCTATCATCAATCCGTGTTAATACACTATAAATATTTCTTACATTTTTAGATAAACTATTATAAATGACATTATTACCTTCTACTGCAGCAACTTTTGTCCATAATTCTTCCTCGTTACCGTCTGAATCTAATTTATACAACCAAATATCTGTATCATTAATATTTGTAGCATCTATAGCTACTGTTTGATTTGTACTTGGATTATCAATTATAAATGTACCATCTTGTAAGGATCCTTGTTTAAAATAAGCAAAAAACCCAGAATTAATGCTACTTGTTCCCTTATTATCATCTCTATATAATAAAGAAAATGCATTACCTGGTAATGGATCTTCTTCGTATATAAAATTATCAACAATATTTGCTGATACAACTTCAAAAGGTACACTTCTGCCATTTATGTTTCTTGTAAAAGTAAATTTAGGAACACCAGTAATAATTGAATTAAGAGAATATTTTTCAGTTTGAATACCTAATACATTACCTGAATTTGTAGGTTTTCCATAAACTCCATTTATAGGCAATGCTCTGTTTAAAATTTTAATAAATTGTTCATACCAATTTGTATTAGTTGAATCATTCCATACTATTGCTTGATTTTTTAAATTAATATTATTGCTATCAGTTATGCTTTCAGTAGTTTTAATAGAAGATACACGTAATAATCCATTTGCAGCAATATTTCTTTTAGGATTATAACTTAGCAATCTTGCTAATCTTAATACACTTTCTCTACGCTCAGCTAATTCTAAGTAATTTTCACGTGCATTTAAATCAATTCTAAATGCTAGATTTTGCCCTAAAAATGCAATTACATCAATTAATGCAAGATATTCTGTAGTTTCGATGTAATCATTAAAGTCCTCAGGATAATTATTCCTAAGGTAATTTATCATAGTTCTTCGTAAATTATCAAAATCATAGCTTTTAAAATCAGCATTTTGATAAGATTGATAAATTCTCTTCCAATCTTCTGCTACAAGCAACCTGTTTTGTCTGTTTGTTAATGACATGTTGTTCTCATCCTTATTACATATTTATTGGTATAATTAATGTACGCAGTTTAATTAACCAGTAAGCAATCCGTTTTTTTCATCAAATTTTAACTTCATTGTTTCACTAAAATTGTATGGTAAATATGTAAGAGTGCATTCAATTGAAATACCACTTTCATATTCATCTAAAACTATTCTATCAACATTAACTCTTGGATCATAATTTATAATTTGTGTTACATTGTTTATAATTTTATCTTTTAAAGTTGTTGTAAGTGGTTCAAACAAAACATCCCATAATATTGTTCCAAATGACGGATCGGAAAGTTTTTCTCCCTGTCGTATATGAAAATGATTTATAATGTCCTGTTTAATCAACTCTATATCAAATAAAACAATACTCTTCCTTGTAAGATCAACTGTACTTACTCCCCGATAAGTTTTTGTTTTGTCTCTAAAAGTTTTTGTTTTTTGTGATTCTTCATTTAATCTAATTTGTTGTATAACTGATTTTTCTAAACTACTCATTTTTTTCCTAACTACTTTTCTTAAAAGTATCTACAATCGATGGAAGATCTATTTCTTCTTGCTCTTTGCCTTTATTAGCTACTGCATCAGTCATGTCTGGTATAAATTTAGCAGGATCTAAATTTTCATGACTTTTATATGGTTCATGTTGTGGTATTCTAATTGGTATAAATGCTTCAGTAGCAGGTTCGGCTGACTTCGCTGCTCCTGCAGTTGCTGCTCCCGGGCCGTTCATATGGATTGCACCTGCTGTTTCAATATGTTGGCTACTTTTTATATTGCTGGTTCCTCCGCAAGTTATTTTGCCATTAGCTCCAACTTTAACTTGCCAATCAGCACCAGATTCCATTGATATTTTTGCACCTGCTTTTAGATTAGTATCATTTGCAGACTCAATATTAAGTTCTGCTCCTATTTTAATATTTGTATTTTTAGTGGTTTCTAACCAAAAATTTTCTCCAATTTTAAAATTTGTATTTTTTAAAGACTCAAAATATATTTCTTCATTAGCTTTTATATGTACATTCCGCATTGCTTCAAAATTAAAATCTCTTTCTGTTTTAATATTAATATCTTGTTCAGTATGCATGCTGATACTATCCTTAGCATAAATATCTATCTTTCCATTAGCAGTAAGCTCTATCCAAGTAGTACCTTGTGAATTAATTATATAAATTAAATCTTCTGTGTTATGCAATAAAATTTGATGCCCGGTCCTTGTACTCCATCTAGTTAATTCATTATGCAATAATTTAGGATCTCCACTTGTATCTCCTGCTTCTGCATTAACATAATCAGGCGGAGTTCCGCCATAATCTCCATTATTTCCTGCCGGAGCTTTTCTAAGTAACGTATGATCTCCATCATCCATTACAAAACTAGATCCACCTAACCTATTAAATGGAACTCGAGATCCACCAAAATCTTCTCCATAATTTACAGTAGGTCCTGCTTTGTCAGCCGGGCCCGGTGTACTCCATCCAAATACCATACTAGGAACTTCTCTCCTAGCACTTGATGTGTTTGTTCCTCTAATATGATCTTTTTCAATACCTTGCCTGATTAAACTATCATTGAAACTTACCAACATTTCTTTTTGATATTTTGTAGGATCTGTACCTGCATATTCGTCTTCTTTATTATATTCTGAAACTGGTCCAAACCCTTCATAATTGTAAGATGTACTTGCTCGTCCAGGAATCATAAAATTCATAAACTTATCTTGAATACATCCTATCCAAAACCCATAAGAATAATTATTTTCAGCCATTAAAACTAAAACTTTTACCCCCGCATCAGGAGGTACAGCCCAAAACCCATAGCTTTTTTGTGTATATTCTTCGCCAGGATTAGGCGACACTCCATATCTAGGGTTTACTCCGTAAAATGGACTTACATAATCACAAGGAATTACATAACCACTACCTTTGCTAGGATTTCCTGATTCCGTAATTTTCAAAATTTCAACTTCTAAGCGTCCCATATATTCAGGATCTAAA